GCGCTTCTTGGGCACCACGGTTTCGGATGCGACCAGACGGTTGACTTCCTTGCTTATCTGAATCGCCGAGTTGTAGAACTCGAAGGTAGAGAGATTTCTGTTTCTAACGAAAATACCGCTCATAGTGGGTATCCTTCCAGAGAATCCGTACGAAGGTACCCCCCCCCCTGCGATTTTGCAAAAATCCAGCGACTCCCGCTTCGCGGGAGGGGGATGCGCCCGCGCAAGGCGGGCGCTATGAGGAGTACATTATACGGCTGCTGCTTCGCATCAGCCTACGAGGAAGCAGGGCAGCGGGCGAACCCACGTGTTCGCAGCCGAATTGTAGTTGGCATGGCCAGTGCTGTTGACACTGCACACGTTCGACGCCGACGCGCCGTGCGCGGAGCGCAGCCACCAGTTGACCCGCTGTCCCTGAATGCGGTCTTTGGTCTGCTTGAAGATCGGGAACTGGCAGTCCATACCGACCGAATATCCCGGGGTGCCCCAGACGCAGCAGCCGTAGACCTCCATTTCAGAAGGAGACCAGATTTCCCCGAGGTTCTTCCACTCCCAGCCGTTGGAAGCGTTGAGAGCGCCGGAAGCGCTGTAGCGGGTCTCGGCCAGCGACCTGTACGGAAGGATCGCGTTGCGCACCATCTGTGGCAGCGACGGCAGGTAATCGTTGATCTCCCACTTGTGCAGATTGCTGACGAGGTAGGGCGACTTCTCCGCGCTGGTGCCCTGATTGGTGGCTGTGGTGTTCCACATGATGTAGCTGCCGTTAGTGACGTAGGTTGTCGAAGCGTTCAGCTCCACGGGTGCTGTCGGCACCATTATCACATGGTGAGACAGCGGCGAATCGGAACACTGGTAGTAGGGGTCGAACGCCCCGATCTGGTAGCGCACGGTGCCGTATTTCGTAGTCACCACGTCGATGTAGTCGCGAATGCGCAAACCGGTGAAGTTCGCGGCTTGAACTCTGGCCTTGAGCCAAGCCCAGATGTTCGCGTAACCGGCGATCTCGTCGGCGAAGACGATAGCAAGGCTCCTGCCTGCGATGGTATCGAGGTTGTCGCTCTCCAAGTAAGCGATCCGATCCTCTTGGTTCTCGTCGGTGTCGTCGAGTCCTTTTAGTAGACCGTCGATGATGTCGGCGTTTCCGTTGATGACCGCGATGTCCACGTCGTCGCCGTATGCCGGTTTCTCAAGATTAGCGAATGATGTCATAGTACTCATAATCGTTATCCCTTCAATTCTCCCCAAGTTGTCGTTCCGTTGAGGTCGCCCCAAGTGACCGTGTTGTGAATCCTGTCGAGCTTCTGCTTGTCGTCGGATGTCATGAAGCCGTTCGCGGTGGCCGATGCCGGTGCGTGGACATGGATGAGCGGTGCGAACGCAGCCGTCAGCTTCGACCACAGCACAGACCAGAAATAGGCCAGCCCTGTCAAGGTGACCACTTCCGAACCAGTGGGCGTCTCGCCGTTCGCGATACCGTCGATTTGGGAGGTCGTGACAGGAGCGATCTTCGACTCGGTAGTGCCAAGGCGCTCCCAGCCGTCATCGTCCTCGCCTACGATCCACTCGACCCACATGTTGTCGTCCGAGGGGTCGTCTGAGGGAACGAAGTAGATTGTCGCCGTGTTCGGGTTCTCGATCGTCGGCACGAGGGTGTCGGGGTCGTACTCGCCCTCAAGGCAGTAGTGGCGCAGCCATCCCTTAGACAACAACTCCATCTGAGCGAACCGGGCAGTCCTGCGGGCTTCCTCAAGCTCGCGGTTGGTCTCTGCCGTCTCCCTGCCGCTCTCCGCCGCAACACGCGCCCGTTCAGCCGCAGCCCGTTGAGCTTCCGCTTCCTCGCGGTTTTCCTCGTTGCCTTCGCGGGCAAGTTCGTGTACCTGACGCTGTTGCTCGTTGAACTCGCGAATCTGCTCGGCTTCGTCGCGGTCGGTCTCAGCTGCGTCACGGTCGCCTTCCGCCTGAACACGGGACACTTCCTGAGCTGTGGCCGTGGTGATGAATTGCTCGGCCTTTGAGACCGCACCGCCCACCTGATCGGTGAACTCGTCTTCGAGGGCTTGGGCGATGTCGTCCATGTCCTCGAATGTAGCCATGCGCTTGGCGCTGCCGGTGGAGAAGCAAATATAGAGAGCCTTCCCGTCCTCGACGTTCGGGTCGCCTTCGAGAACGACCGCGCCCTCGCCGGACACCAGCTTCGTCGGATCGAACTGGTCGTAGGAGCCGCGTCTAAGTTGGATAGCCATAGCGAACCTCCTAAGCCTTCACGAGGTACTTCTCAGAGCCGTTGGACGTGCCGATGGCGACGTAGCGCGTCGCGCCGCTATATGCGGTGTAGTGCGCCCATATGTAGCCATCGCGCTCCACAACGTCGGCTGCGATGCTGTTGATGGTCTGCCCATAGCTGTAGGAAGCGACGACACTTCCAGACATACCGGGCGCATCGCGGACGTTGAGCGAGGATGCGACGACCTTGTAGGTTCCGGCGATGATCCTCGGCTTGCCAGTCGAAGTGCCAGCTGCGTTGGGCGTTCCGTTCAACAGCTCGTTGACGCGAGCCTGAACCTGAGCGTACTTGTCTCCAAGTGCCGCTTTGCGGGCTTCTCCCGTGCCGTAGCGACCGGCGATGACTGCCCGAGCAAGCTCGTCGATGGTGCCGCCGACCACGGTTGCCGTAGAGCCTGCGGACGCGGAACCGCTCGGAGCGTTGCCGCTCACCACGATCACGGCATGCCCGCCCGAAACGAGAATCGAGCCGACCTGCGCCTTCTGCTGGATTTGCGAGTAGGACAGCCCGCGATACACGGTCACGAGACCCGTCTGCTCAAGACGCTCGGCGAGGTTGCCCGTGTAGCCGAGATTGCCACCGGCGTACATGATCGACTTGGCTGCACCGGCGGCGATGCCGCAGACGCTCGCGAGGGACGAGCAGTCGCATTCGCAGTCCTTCGCGATCTTCGACAGGTCGTAGCTGACCGCTTCCGCAGGAGGAAGGATGGTGTTGCGCTCGCCTTGGTCGTAGCCGATATGGAGGTTCGACACCGCCCTCGACGCCGCAGTAGCACACGCTCTAGCGGCATCGGCGCTCTTCCACACGACCAGTGAAAGCCAGTTGTTGTCCCAAAGCGCACGAGTGTTAAGCTCCGTACCCGATTGGTTTCCCGCTTGACCGCCGACGTACTTGCCGCGCTCGTCGCAGGAAGCCTGTGCGATATATGTGGTCATGGCTCCCTCATTTCCCGCAGCGTCGTACTGCGTGAGATCGAATTGCTTGACGAGAGCCATGCAGGAACTCACATAAGTGGAGCTTGTCGTATAGCCGTCGTCCTTGATGGTCTGTAGGTACTTCTCGGGGTCGCGAATGCCGCGAAGGTTGCTGTAGCGCGGGAGCTGAATGAACTCGAAGTAGCCCTTGATCCCGTCCTCCATGCTGTCGTAGACGCGGAAGTTGTCGGTGATCGTGGTGAGCGTTCCGGGTTCGTACTCCTCCTTGGTGCTGAGATTCACCGATCTGCCAGTCCACTTCGTTCCGCACTTGAGACCGAAGTAGTTGTGGTAGACAGCGGCCAGAGTGGACTCACCCCAGCCGCTTTCCAGAATCGCCTGCGCGATGACAGCCGACCTCGCGTAAATCTCGTAGGAATCCGCGTACTTGGCAACGCAAGCGGCGACAGCCCCGATGAACTGCTGCCTGTCCATGTCTATTTCTCCTCGGATTCCTTGATGTTCGCGGCAGGCTCGGTGTAGGCTAGCGCCCGCTTAGAGTCAGACCAGTCGTCTGTGGTGGGGTCGGCCACGATGCCGAGAATCGCCAGCAAGACGAACACGGTATCGACGACCGCTAGAATCTGCGTTTGCAGAATGGAGAAGTCGAGCGACAGTCCGAAGATGTCGCCGATCTGTACGACGAGAAGAAGAATCGCAGGGATAATGGCGATCCAGAACGCCTTGTTCTTGATGCGTACTTTCCAGTTGATATTCATAACAATCGACGCTCCTTGCTTGTTCACTGATAAAGGAAGCGTCACCTCTCCGCCGCAATGAATGTCACCTTAGTCCGCTTTGTCGATACCAGCCCTGTCCATGCGATTGTGAGCGGCTTCCGCTCGCTCTTGTGCGTGAAGGGCGATGTCGCGCACCTCGCTTAATTCGTTGGTGTGGTTCTCTCGCATTTTCTGAATGTCGCTTGCGGTGCGCCTGTTCTCGGCCTTGATGTCCTTGATGTCATTCCCGATGAACTCCAACTTCAAGTTAGTCTCGGCTCGCTCGGCAGCATCCCCTTGTACTACCTGCTTGCCGCCACGCATGTAAGTCGCAAGTGCCAGAAGGGCGCTCATGACCGCAACGGTGACCGACACGGCGGTAACGATCTCAGTAGGCATTTTTGCTCACCTCCTCTCGTCGTCGGGTCTGCGGTCATTCCGAAACCAACTGAGCCTTAAGCTCAGCAGTATCGTCGTAAAGCTCTACGAAGCCCTCAAGAAGGTCTTTGGCACCGGCGCTCGCCTGCTCAAGACCTGCCAGCAAGTTTTCCAGTTTCTCATCGGACGTGGCTCCCTCTACGTTGCCCACGGACAGGAGGAAGGCCGCAAACGCCCTTGTAACGTCCATGTGCATCTGGCTAAGCACGTCGGTGTTGCCGATAATCTGCGATGTGATTTCCTGCGTCTCGTCCATTGCTCTCTCTCCTTAGTCTTCCAGCATCCATTCAATTTCGAGCATTTGCCTGCCGCTGAGGATTCCGATGCACTTCTCCGTTGGAATCTTGTAGATGGGCGGCTCATGCTCTATCTCAGCCCATTCGATGATCTCGTCCGAGTAGTCCTTGAACTTGGGGCTGTCGAAACGCAACTCAATCTGCCCCGTAGGATTGCCCTCGTCGTCAAGCACCTCTTCGCCGTATTTGGCAACAAGCTCCTCACGGCGAGTGATATATTCCTGAATCTCGTTCGTTAGGATTCTGGTGTTGCGAGCGGCTGCATAGCCTACGATGTCCGTGTGATCCAGAAGCGGTTCGAGCGATTTAATCATCAGCTCCATTTCGATGTTCTTATAAGATGTCATAGCGTGTTCTCCTGTTCTTCGCCGACTACGGCTTCCACTTGATTCTGTCCGCTCTCGCTGTCAACACCCTCTTCTACGGCATTTACGGCGGCTTCGTTCATCGGCGTCAACGTGAGCTGATAGATTTCAAAACCAGCCTGTTCCCACATTTCAATTTGGCTCGCTGGCGCGTAAAACGAAGCGTTGCCCTTCTTCACTAGATACAACTCGTCCATTCTCTCTCCTAACTTGTGTCCATGATTCCCTTGGTAAAGTGGATGTTCTGGGTGTAGTACCTGCTGACATAGGGAATCGTGAATGTTGTTGAGTAATACTTCCCGTTCGATATGCTCGTCACGCATGTGAATGAGAAGTTCTTATATTCCAGCGAAGTCATGAAGGTCTTGGTCGCAGTAATGCCTATCGACATGGTTGATCCCTGCCCTCGGCTGTAGTACGCCCCCACTCCGAGATAAGGGGTGAGAATCGCAACGCAGCCTTTACCGGCAATTCTTGTTCCCGGAGTATTCGTCGGGGTGTATCTGGTGTTGAAGCTCAGATAACCGGTTTCTGTTCCGCTCGAATAACCTCCAAAGAATGCTGCGTTACTCATGGCATTCCATTGGGCACCATTGCCGGTGCTGATGCCAGAGGTATTGAGCAACACACCAGCTGTGTTGCCTGTGTGGCTGTTTCTTCCGTTGTAATTGAGAGCGCCGTTAGCCAGCGTCAAATTGCCGATGGTACCGCTCTTTGCCGTGATGACGCCCGTGCTGGTGACAGAGAAGTTCGTGCTGTTCACGACGAACGTGTTCGAGTTGAAGGTGACTGTACCGCTGCTGATGGTGATTGCGGACTTATCGTTGGCGAAGGCGCTGCGAACCTTTGACATGTCGATGTTCTTGGTTTGCGTCTCGCCATTGACGCTCAGTTTTATGGAAGCGGTGCTTCCAAGCGATCCGGTCACGGACAGCTCGATGCTGTCTGCGGTCTGCTTTATGAGGGATAGCGTTGCCGAGTCGATGGCTACCCAGTGCGAACCGTCATAGCGGAACGTCATGACGCCCTTGGCTTCCCAATAGTAGTCATCGGACATGTAGGTGTCGTTCACGTAGATGTGCGCCGCGCCTGTGCCGTTGACGTTCAGTCTCGGGTTGGCGGCGGTGTTCTTATTGGTGAACTTGACCGTGATCTCAGCACCCGTGTAGAGCGTGAAACCCGGAGCCGTTACGACCTTGGTCGCCGTGGCTGCGGCAGTGGCGCAGGTGCCGTAGGCCACCTTCATGGCACTAACTGTGGAAGTGAGTCCGTCGGCTGTCTGCTCAAGCACGTTCACACGGTCGGTGAGGTCTACGATGAGACCGCTGGACGTGTCCTCATCGACGTTCCAAGCGTTGTCCGCGTAGATGAAGGTCTTGATGTCACCGGCCTTCCACCACTGCGAACTCGTCATGGCTGCACCGTCCACGAAAATCGGTATGCTACCTGTGCCGTTCACATTCAGCTTCGGATTGCTGACTGTGTTGGCATTCGCGAACTTGACGCTTATGGCCGCTCCTTCGATAAGCTCGAAGTCCTCGCACACAACGACCTTGTTCGCCACGCTCGCGGCAGTGGCGCAGGTGCCATAGCTTGCCGAGAGCGAGGAGACTGTTGACTTCAACCCGTTCACGGTCTGCTCAAGGACTGCCATGTCTCGCGTGTAGCCGTTGAGAGCCGCTGTGAGCGTCCCAGAGCCTACTGTAACGCTGTCGGCGGCTATGACAACCTCACCTGTATTCAGGTCTGCCTTGAACATCGTCTTGGCTGTGTCGGGCTGCTTCACGACGAGAGCGCCCGTGATGATATAGGATGCGTCGATGCCGATAGCGTAGATTCGGTTGAGGATGCTGTCGCCGTCAACAGTAAGCCCGTAGGGGTAGGTCTCGCCGCCATCGGTGGACATGGCGAGCGCTTCCGCAGTGAGTTTCCATACGATCGAGGACTCTTCAAGCGTCGGCTTGTCGTGCATGTAGTAGATCGTAGAGCCGTCGGACTGCACGTCCTCGGTCACGAACATACCGCCCGATTCGGCCAGTCTGGTAGCAAGCTCCTCGATGGCAAGCTCGCGCTTGGTCTTCTCGCGTTCGATCTCCTTGTGAGCCTTGAGGTAAGCCTTCGTGGTAGCGCTGTAGGACGTGGAGCTGTTGCGGGCGGGCGTCTCGGCGTTGCAGGCGATCGACTGGTAGTTACCGATCTTGTATGTCTGGTTCGTAATGAAGGACGCGAAGCGGGTGCCGTTGCGGTCGATGATCGCAACGGGGTCTCCTGCTTCTGAGAGCGGGTTTCCCACCACGGACGCTTCGTAGGGGCGGAAGATCATATGCAGGGCACCGCGACCGATGCGCTCGGCCACCTCCGCTGCCTGCCCGATGGCGATGAGCGGGTTGTCCAAGACCTTGAGGACGTAGCCCTCCACGCCCCATAGCGCTTCGTCGAACTCGTCGTCCTCGCCCTCGACCTCCACCTTGATGCCCGTGACAGTAACCTCGTCGGTACACATTGAAAGCGATGAGAGGGCGTCGATGGTACCCACCTCGCTCAAGCCCGAGTACGTGACGAAATCGCCGCCGTCAACAGACCAAGCTGCCGCGTAGTTGATGAAGTTGCCGCCGTCGGCTTCGTCGCCGTCGCCGTAAAGGCCGTCCTCACCGGTGACATCGAAGGTGCCGCCGTCGAGGTTCACCTCTCGCAGCGCCAGCAGGGCGTCGCGGTCGTACCAGTTCATGACGATGCGGCCATGGGTGTCGGTCTTGACCCAGCATCCGGCCACCTGAGCCGCGTAGGAAAGGATAGACAGGCATGTCTCATCGTCGTCAGGGCGCATCTGCACAATGAAGTCCCAGTTCTGAAAATCCGACTTGAACAAGGTCAGCCCTGCGAATTGGCAGATGTCCTCGACTATCGTGCGCAACGTGGCCGGATAACTCGTCTGAACATAAGCGTAGTCCTTCTCAAGGAGAGATAGGTTGTCGTAGCAATCAAGACCGATGGTGCTTCCGTAGGTGTCGGGTTGCTCCACACGGTAGACGCCCTTCTTCACCCATTCCTCGCCGCCATTGGCAAGCTCGATGCCTACGTAAGGCTCGATCTTTGCGCCGGTGAAGTCATAGCCGTCGAAGCGACGATCCCAGTTGTTGAGGGTGCAGGAGAACTTTCCGATGACGGCAGCGCCTATGTCGAAGGCCGACGAGGACGACGTTGCTTCTGTGAACGAAGCCGTCGCATCCATGAAATCATCGCCCTCTAGGCTCCTCACCTCGCCGTTGGCGAATGTCATCGTCGCCTTGAGAAGTAGCTTGCTGTTGTTGGCGACCTTCTGCCTGAACTCCATACTCGCAGTTAGCATGTCCGCCTACCTCTCGATGATGTCGAACGAGAGCGTCGCGAAACGGGTGCCGCCGTTCACGTTAAACCACTTGTAGGGGGCGGTTCTGTCGCCGACGTAGGCTTCCATGGTGCGCCAAGTGCCGGTCATGGCGTCCTCGTACTTCACGTAGAAGTACTCAGGGTTGACGGCCTGCAAGATCGCAGCGGCCTGAGCCTTCGTCGGCATAGTCCACGTGAGAACCAGCTTGCGCTTCTGGCTAGTGCGCATCTTGTACATAGTGTTCCCGCCGTTCTGGACGCGGCCTGCGTCGGATGCGGAAATGTCCTGCAAGCCCCACTGCATCGCGGAGGGGTCTGGGGTGATGGGTCGCAGGTTGTTGGGGCTTTCGCCAATATAGATCATCGCCATTTCAATCACCTCTAACCAAACGACATCCCAAGCTCGCCGCGACGCTCAAGGTCTTTGAATCCCTTGTAGGTGGCGCGGGCAAGCTCGTCGTTGCCGACTCTCAAGACGACCTCCACGGGGCGCTCGCCTTCGGAGCGGCCTGAATCGGAGAGTGTCATGACAGAGAGCATCGCTTCGATAACGCCCTGCTTGATGCCGTCCACGATCTGCTCGTTGTTCGCGACGGTCGCCTGACCGCCCATCTGGCCGACCAGCTCGGGCATGCCGTTCTCACGGGCTACGAAGAGCTGTCCGCTCATCACTTGACCGCCTGTGGCGAGATAGGGAATCTGAGGTGCGCTGATGTTGCGCAATCCGCTGAACGGGTAGACGCCCGCGATGTTGAAGCCCTTGATGAAGTTAATCGCCGAGTTGAGTCCGCTGAACGGGATCGAGATCACGTAGTTCACACCGCTGATGAGGTTGTTGATGATCGACTTGAGACCGTTCAGGATTCCGCTGCCGAGGTCGCCGAACATGGTGCCAACGGCACCGAAAATGGTGGTGACGCGGCTCCAAGCATTCGAGAAGATGCTGTAGAAGAAGTTCCCGACCGCGCTGAAAATCGTCACGATGCCATTCCAAGCCGCCTGAGCGCCGTTCTTGATGGCGTCCCAAGCGCCGGAGAACCAATCGGACACGGGTTTGATTACGTTGTTGTAGAACCAGCTCGACACTGCGTTCCATACGCCGACGATGCCAGACCAGCAAATCTTCGCACCCAGTGACAGAGCGTTCCAGAGAGTCGAGAAGAAGCCGCTGATTGGCTTGATGATGTTCTGGTCGAACCAACTCGATACGACGCCCCAAATGAGCTGTATCGTTGTCCAGCAGCCCTGCGCGATGACTCCGATGTCATAGAAAACGTCGGACACCGTTTGCCAGATGCTCCCGAAAAGCTCGGCGAACCACGCGACGATAGGCGACCAGAAATCAATGAAGGGCTGGATCACGGTGTCTTGGAACCATTGTGCGGCACCGTTCCAGATGCCCACGATAGTGTCCCAAGCGCCTTGGAAGAACCCGCAGATGGTGTTCCAGCAATTCTGGAACCACTCTCCCACCGGCGCGAAGAAATCGCATATTCCTTGCCACAGGTCGGCGAAGAACTGAGAAATGGCTTCCCAATTCGCAACGACAAGGGCAACGATCGCCGTTACGGCCGCGACAACTGCCGCCACAGCCAGTGCAGGCCATCCGAAAATGAGCGCCAGACCGGCTCCGATTGCCAAGATGCCTGCACAGATGAGAGCGATATTCTCTACCGTGATGCCGTTGTTGAAGGCGTCGTAGAGACCCACTGCGATTAGCGCCAGACCTCCTACGACCAAACCTATGGCAGCTGCCAGCACCCCGAGGGTCACCGCGTGACCGGCCACGGCCACGTATGCGATTTTCAGCATGTTGCCGAGGTTGGTGAACGCGAGATAAAGACCACCGACCGTCGCCACGAGACCCACGAGGATCGCGGCCACGTTCGTGAAGTTCAACCCGTTGTTCACGGCGTCGATGATCCCGGCAGACAGCAATGCCAGACCGCTGATTATAAGTCCTATAGCTGTGCCGGTTGAGCCGAACGCAAGTCCAAGACCTCCTACTAGCAGCACCGCACCGGAGAGCATCATCAGCAGGTTGTCCCAATTAAGCCCGTTCACCAATGCGTCGCACCATCCCCATACGAGCAGAACAGCGCCAGCAGCGGACATAGCGATTCCCAAGAGCCGCTTCCAACCAAGCTCCAATCCGAGAAGGTCGTTGAGGGCGCTCGCGATCTTCCATGCCGCGATGCCAGCACCAATGGCCGTGACATAGGGAATGATCTTCTGGAAGGCCGTGGCGAGCTTCTGCGCAAGAGCGTCGGTCTTCTGACCGATGGTGTCGGTGAGACCTGCGAGGAAATCGTAGGTGTCGAGCGGAAGGTCGAGACCGATTCCGCCGCCGTTGCCCTTATCCTTGCCGCTTCCGCTAGAATCCTCCGGAGGGGCGTTGAGCTTGTTCAACTCGTCGAAGCCCATGACGGTGTTCTTGTATTCCTTAGCGGCCTTTGAAGCCTTGTCGAGGGCATCTGCCGCGTCGTTGGCGTCGTCGCCAGTAGTGGCGATACCCGACGTGTCCAGAGAGCTGTAATCGACCTCAAACGTGGCGTCGATGCCGAAGAAGTTCGCGATTGTCTGAGCGAGCAGGCGGATTGCCTTAACGACGGCGATAGCGACGGGAAGGATCATATTCAACGCCGGAATGAGCAGATTGCCTATTGCGCGAGCCGCAAGCGTGACCTGAGCCTTGAGGACTCGCAGCTGGTTCGCGGGACTTGCGATAGTACGAGCCATGTCCCCATGCACGATGGTCACCTGATTCATGATGAGGTAGTAGCGAAGCGCCACCTTTTCCGCCTGCGTCATCGACTCGGCGTTCGCGTCAATACCCATCTTTGTCAGCTCAAGGTTCATGCGGGCGTTGGACAAGTCCCAACCGATACGGCGCAGCGGCTCAAGCTCGCCAGCGATGCCCGACTGAATCTTGAGCATGGCGTCTTCCGTACTCATGTTGTAGAAGGAAGCGATGTCGTAGCCGAGCTGGGTTAGCTGCTGGCTCATAACGGACGCCTTGTCGGCTGTCATACCCATGCCCGTAATGAGCGTTTGGAACACGCCTTGGTTACGCGCCCACTCGCCGAAGTCGATGCCGAGCAGTTCTTGACACTTCATGCCGAACTCGGTAGCAGCCTGAGTGCCAGCGCCCATGGACGCCTGAAACAGGTTCATGTTCTCGATGTAGCTGTTCGACTCGTTTATGCAGCTCGCCAAGACGTTGATGACCTTGCGCCCTGCGGCGACGAGCATGGTGAACTTGCCGATCACGTTCAGCGTGGATCGCGACACCTGCACATTGCTGTCGTTCAGATACTTGTTGGAAGCCGCAAGGCTTCGAGCAGCCGCGCCTGCGGTTCGCATCGAAGTGGGTAAACTCTTGAAAGCTGTACCGAGACGGTAGATGTTCGCCGCCAGTGGTTTCAGCTGGGTATTCAGCATTTCCATCTGTCGGACGAAGCCCGTTACATCCAAGTTCTTATACAGGGCAAGAACATCTGGCAGCTGCTCAAGCTGCTTGAGCGCCGTCTTGATGTTCATTCCGTTCAACCCCTTGAGCGGCAGCAGAACAGACGCGAGTCCTTGGAACTTCGATGCCCCATCAACGGGGAAACGAGTGATGGAATCTCCTAGCAAACCGAGATTGGTTGCAGCAGACCTGCTGATAGTCAGACCACTCAGGGCGTTCAGGGAAGCGAGCGGGCGAACCTTCTCGCCTGCATCCATCGGAATCTCCTTGGCGGCGTTCGCCAGCAGAAGAAGGCTGTTGCCGAGCGTTCTGCTGACAGTGACCTCGCCAATGCCCTTCAAGGAATCGAAGGCGCTCAGTCTGGCGTTGGCGTCTGCCGGAATTGCCGCGATGCCATCGGCGAGTGACGACAAGTTCGCGCCTAGATTGGACGCTACCTTGATTTTGCCGACCTCTGCTAGTTTTGACAGATTCAGGTTGGCCGCGCTGTTCTTGAGATCGTTTACAGCACCGGACGCTTCGCGAAGACGCGCATATCCTGAACCGGTGCTTTTCTCTAGCCGTTCAAGAATACCAACGAGATCGGAAAGACCCTTAGCGGCACCACCAGCATTGCTGCTGACCTCAATGGCTAGTTTATCTATGGTGCCGTCTGTTGGCATTTCCGCTCTCCTTCGCATTCTCGTGGAAAGCGGAACCTCTCCTGTGTCGAGCTATTCCCCTTGCTCGAACCTCGCATTGAACTTCGCAGCGAAGGCAGTAAACACCGCCTTGTTGCGCTCCATGCGAGCCTTTTCTTCCTGCTCCTTGGCGATTTCCTTGGAGCGCTCGGTAGAGAACAGCGGCTTATCCGGATAAGGATGCTCCGATGTCTTCTGGAACTCGCGGTACGCATTGGCTGCGCTCAGAAGCGCTTCAAACATGTACACGCCAGCTCGCCATTCGGCGACATACTTGTTCTCCACCGTGATCGAGTAGGCTTCGCGATATGCTTTGCAAAGCCTTAAATCTCCGTGCCAGAACTCCTCTGCCGACATGCCTATCGCTAGGTACTCCGGCAGAACCTTCCAAAACAGCTCTTCCAAGCTGTCGAAGGCATTCCCGCTGGAAGGTTGCCCGTCTGGGTCTAGCGAGCCTTCCAGCCGATCCCTTTTCCCTGTTCCGGCTCCTCAAGAACAGACCCAGCAGTATTGCCGTACATGCCGACAAGCACCTCGTAGAGACCCTGCTTGTCTTCGAGCTTGTTCCAAAGCTGCTGCATGGTGCGAGGCTTGATGTGAGGGTGGTTCTTGATGAACGCGGCGAAGAAGAGGGACTGGATGGCCGAAGCCTTGCCGCTCATAGCTTCGCTAAGCGACAGGTCGAACATCTTCTCTGCCTTCATGGCTGAAGCGCGATCAAATCCAAGCACATAGGACACGCCGTTGTCAGTGAACACGATTTCCGTTGGAACCGTATCCTCCTCGGGGGCGGTCTCTACGGTCTCCTCGACCAACACGGCGATTTCCTCTTCACGATTCTCATTCTGTCCAAACATTGCGGAACCTCTCTTTCATTCGTCAATAAATCGAATCCCAATTAGTTGCCGGTCTTAGGCAGCGTGATCTCCGTGGAAGGAGCAATAGCAATGCCCATTTCCACCGCCGAGGAAACACTCGCGCCCTTGACGTACACAGCGAGCTGACCCTTGAACTCGAACTTACCGGCGTTGCCATCCGGCGTGTCCACGCCAGCGGTGGTCGTAGCACCAAACCACACGGCGAAGTAGTAGTCCTTATGAGCCATAGCGGCCAGCTTCTTGTAATCGTCCAGATCGTAGTTCGAGGTGAACTCAAGCTGACCCGTGTCGAGGATGTCCTGCAAGTAGCGCTTCTGGGCATCCGACAGAGTGGTGATGTCCACGGTATCGGGAGCCTTGCCGAGATCGGGAATCTCCTTCACATCGACCAGCTTCTCGTAGTCCGTGCCGTCCTCCGAGAACATCAGATAAGTCTGGTAGCTTGTACGTGCCATTTTCTATCTCCTATACATGACTAGGTTTCGGTCAACAAATCCCGTGTAGCGGGCGATCATTCTGTACACGGTCGGGTCTCTCGCGTTATCGACCGTCGAGGACATGATTCGCGTCATGTTGCAAAGGCGCATCCTCTTGTCGATCACGTTTAAGATTGCCTTGCATTCCTGCTTGGCGTTGCTCTGCGAGTTGCTGTAGACGTTCACCGTGTAGGTGAGTGCCGCCATAACTTCCTCGCCTGAGCTGTCCTCGGTTCCCTCGTTCGTGACGTTGTTCGTCTCGATGATCGAGATTGCCGGGAACTGGGGTGGCGCTTCGACGTACTCCGAGGACACGAACGATTCCGGGTACTCTGCAAGGATCGCTCTTGCAAGTTCGTCGAAGAGGTCTACTTCCACATCAATCAAATGCGAACACCTCCTTGGCGATCTCAAGCACCTTCTGGCGCATGTCCTCTCCGGACTTAGCCATGTACGATGCCGCCTGCTGCCCTCGGGTTCTATGCCGAACGCCGTCAGCGTCGTAGTAGTACCAAGCCGTAGGGTCTTGAGGGTCGTGCGCTTCGGGGGTCTCGCGCGTGTCGTAATCCCAGTCAGAGGGAAGCTCTCCCTCGTAGGTGCCGGAACCGACGACGCCAGTGCCGAACTCCACGAAAGCAGCGTGACCGCCAACCGAGACTACGAGATAGTCAGCGTCTCCGATGCGTTGAACCGAAATACCTCCGGCCAGCTCGCTAGTGTCGATCTTCACGTGGGTAAGCGCAGCGTCCATGCCGATCTCGCTCAATCGCCTAGCGAACTCCTCGCTCATAGCGGGAAGTGATGCCGCATATTCCTTGATCTGCTCCCGAGCCTTGCGAATCGACTCGGCTGAAAGCTCTATCTGCAAGGTCTTCACTTCGCCACCTCCACGTGCTTGATCGCCACAGCGATGCAGTTTGGGGACTTGGCTACGCGCTTCACCGTGTAATCGTGCGACTTGCCGCCTGTGTAATACACGTTGAAGCCCTCGTCGATCTCATCGCCCGACTCAGGGATAGACACGTTATCCACCCAGAAGACCGAGCTTTCATCGACGGGGCAAGACGTGTCTTCGATGATGACCGTCTTGTCGTAATCCAAGTCGATGCCGAACGGGCTGTTCTCGACGTTGCCCTTCGATGCCGACACGCTGAGGTAATAGGGAATTGGCTCCGTCCGTACCACCTCGTGCTTGCCGGTGAGCCTACCCTGCTCGTCCTCGCGAGCCTTCTTCTCGATGAAGAAGGAAATGAGTACGAGTTGTTTGTCTCTATCCAAGCACCTCATAGGACTGCTCCGCAGAACGGAACGATGCCCTCGAAGTAGCTCTTCGGAATACCGGCGGACTCGTAGCTGCGCGACACGCCGTTCTCGCTGTGTGAGACCTCTCCCTCAGCCCCGCGCTTGTTGATGAGGAAGACAGCGATCTCGCAAGTTCTGGCATGGTGCTTCTCTGGAACGTCACCCCAACTGGCGTCGCTCTTGTAGGGATACAAGTGAGAAATCACCGCATCCTTAGCTATTGCCAGATAAGATTCGATCAGTTCGTCGAAGCGCGGATCGCCGAGAAGGGTCGAGACCAGTGCTGTCATTTCCTCATCAGTCATGGCCGTCTCCTATCGGACACCCGGGGTGATGAGCTTCGCGATCGGGATAGCATCCACGTCGCTGTAAGCTGGTGCCCAGTTACCCGACGCCTTGAGTTGGGTGTCAGTCGGAGAATCCGTGTAGCCGGACTTGGGCTTGGAGAAGGTGAAGCCGTCCGGGTGGATGGTCTCGCGCAGGCGGTTGACGAAGTAGTCCTCGCCGCCGTTCTTAAGCGGGTCGCGACCGAACTCGAACGGGTTGCTCACAGGAGCGTCGCCATGGCGCAGGGAGCCAGCCCCGAACAGGTAAGTCGCGTACGTCGCAGGCTGCGCATCGACCTTGGAAGCTCCGGAACCGGACTCGGGAACGGCTGCGGTCTTCGGAACACCGTTGTAAACCACGACGGGGATGCCGTTGATCTCGTAGATGTTAAGCTCACGAGTGAGACCGTTAGGATCGGTGTACTTCAAGTACTCGACGCGCTCCTTGTCCTTGTAGAACTGGGCGACGGAGGAGTGCATTACAGCCAGTGCGATCTGGCTCGCGTTGTCGCCGAAAATCTCCTCGCAGGCGTCGTCGAGCGTGGTTTCGGTGAGCGCGTCCTTGGTGAGGACGTGACCCGCCATCTTGGTGTTAGCAAGACCAGCTTCAACGATGCCGAGCATGGTGTTCTGCTTCTTTACAGCCCACCACTTCTTTGCGCGAGCAGCCATAGCGGCCATGGGATTGGCGGCAGTGAAGTCGGTCACGAACTGGCGAGCGCCCCAAGCGTGAGCGCGTCCGTAAACAACACCGGTCTGAGAGCCGCCGGAAATGCTGCCGACGGTGATGTCAGTGCGACCGTCGTAGTTCTCAGGCTCAGCATCGTAATCGAGCAGGCCGTAGAACGGGATGGTGTAGATGTCCGAGCCATCCTTGATAAGCTCATTGATGTAGCTGTCCTCTACCATCGCACCAGAGGTGAGCAGGGCGACGCTCATGAGGTCAGGCTCATCGTTGAAATACGCGGCGAAGATTTCCTCGTCGTAGGGAATCGACATATTGCCGAGAGTGAGTGTACCGGGCATTTTGATTACTCCTTAGTCAGTTGGGACATGATTTCAGGGTTGTCAGCCTTGAGCTGCAACTGCGTCTTGTACGGAAGAGCCAAGAACTCCTTCATGGTCTTAGGCGCTGTCGGGTCGGACTCGCCGCCCGCGCCTTGGAGCTTCGGATTACCCTTGAGCAGTTCGTTCTTGGTGTTCTCCTCGACAGACTTTCCATGACGTTGCACGACCTCGATGATCGCGTTCGCCTTGGCAATCGTGGCGTCGAGGTCTTCCCCGACTACTTGCTCCACGAGGGCTGCGATCTCCTCGTCCTCGAAGCAGCCTGCGGCGACGAAAAGAGCCTTGGCATCTACGCCGTTGCTCTTGAGCTGGAACTCGCGCTCCTTCTCCTCGGCCTGCGCCCGCTGCTGCTCAAGAAGCTCCTCTGCGGTCATACCGGCCTGCACCTTCGCGGACAGGTCATCGACCTGATCCTTGTAGGCTTTGTTGTCGGCTTCCGCCTTGGTCAGCTTCTCCTGAGCTTCGTCGCGGCTCGCGGTCGTCTCCTTAAGCTCCTTTTTGAGCGGATTCAACTCCGAGCCGAACTGGTTCAGGATGTTGTCGATCTGCTCGTCGGTGGCTCCGGGGAAAATCTTTACAACGTCTTCTCGCTTCATTTCCTTATCCTCTCGATACGCTTTGTTGACGCAGTTAGCTCTGCAAGGACGTTTACGTTGCCATTTGACGCATGGCTGCTCTATGCGCTCGCGGCGGCTGCTGCCGCGTCATCGCCTTCCTCAAGTTCCGGCGCACCGGCTTGGGAGCCGACCTTCGGGTCATCTTCCTCGCCAGTAGCGACGGGTGCGAACTGGAATTGCTTCTCAGCCTTCTCGTCCGCGTATTGCTTGCTTTGGTAGTAGGCCGCTTCCGGGTCTGTGAACATCCCACATGCTTGGAACGCAAGCTCGGGATGGATTTGATTCGACTTGAGCATCGTCGTGAGAACCTGCGCCTTCGTGAGGATGTTCTCGTAGTTGCGCCTGTTGAACGCAAGCTCGATGTCCCGGATGCGAAGGTCGATGTGGGTATCGCTCGACTGCCTGCAAATCTCAAGTACAACGCGCAGCATGTCGCGCTCGCTGCGCTTGAATTGCAGCTCGTAGCTCTTCGCATGGGACTCGGCCAGCGTCCAGCCGTCACGAAGAAGCACCGCAGCGCCCGTGTCTGACGAGCTGCCGGAAGTGCCGTTGCGATTCGGCATGCCGCAGATGTTCACGATCGCCTGATAGAGGTCGTCCTTGGTGACCTGCGTCTGTGTCTGATCGAGGTCGTTCTTGATGATGTCAACGTCGCTCTGAACGCCATCGGTAGTGGTCACCTTTACGGCTCCAAGCTCGACCATGGCCTTGAAAGTAGTTTCGTCGATGTCGCAATTCACGAACTTCATGAGTGCCTGAACCGTCTGCTCGATACCGTCTAGCCTGTTGCTCTCGACGGCATTGATTGCGTCCAAAAGCGGAAGCACCGGCTCGAACACTCCCATGCGGGCGTTGTTCAGCTTGTACTCGACGATGGGGTTGTGCTTATAGGTGTGGGGCTTGGTGTCGATAATCTTGCCGTCGCAGATTACGTACAGCACCTCGTCGGTGTAGACGTTGTAGATTACCTTCTCGGTAATGACTTCCTTGCCAATCCAGACACTCATGATCTGCCTGTGGTGGTAGGCGCTGGAATAGACGACGTAGGTGACGCGGGGGTCGAGGGTGTAAAGCTCGAAGGGAGCGCCGCCGTCCTCGCGGTCGTCCTCGGTGTCGGATTCCGTCATGCGATAACCCAAGCCGCAAACGCACATCCACTCGAACAGGTCGCGGTCGCACGACGCCTTGTCCTCGGCGAACATCAGGGTATTAAGCTCATTGATCTGCTTGAGGTCGTCGCCCTCGACATCATCGGAATCGCTGTTGTAATTGCGGCAGGTGTACTGCAACGGCTCGGCGAGCTGGTAGCCGATCTTGAAGGCCACGATCTCCTGAGCATGGTTCACGACGATCTTGTTATTGATCTCGGGGCGCACTTCCTTCTCGCGCTTGAGAATGGGCTGCTGCCCACGGTAGTAATCCCAGAGATACTGAACCTCTGCGGCGTTCACGGAGTGCATGGGCAAGGTGTCGTTGAGAGCGGCCACCACGTTGTCGGCGTCGATCTTCTCGTAATCGGAGAAGATGCGATGACGACCCTTGAACAAGGTGCCGCTACCGCCGAGATTCGCTTTGGGCTGTTCTGTGTTCTGCTCTTCCGACACGTGCCGTTCCTTCTTTCGATGATTTAGACGGTGACGCCAGCCCGCCGAACACATAGGGGGGTGTGTCCGCCGAAGCGGAGACGGGCTGGTTCATCGACGACGGAGAGGTTCCGCCGATCGGGATGCTCGCTCATCGGAAAGCGGCGCGTAAATACTTTCGTGCTATGCACTGCAATGGATTGGTTTGTATCGCTTTGTCTCGTTTTCGCGCAATCACATGAAGCGCTTCACGGGTTCAACCTTCGCCTTGCGCATGGAAGAGACGAATCGCTTGTACATCGACATGGCGTCGGGCGGGTCGTCGTAGCGGTTCTTGCCCGAGATCGTGTAGTGGGTGAGAAGGCTCATGAAGCGCTTGTAATCGGCATCGGGGAAGTCCGACCTGAAATAGCAGTGTTCTTTGATCCACCCGGAGTCCGCCAGTATTCGCGTCTCCTTGTTGGTGGTCGAGAACTTCTTCGAGATTTTGACGACATGCCCCTCGTCGAGACACGCCTTCTGGATGTCGTCGGCTACTCGACCACCGGCGCTGTTCGACTCATAGCGAGCCAGCGACACATCGTTTCTGATGAGTGAGTCCTTCAACCTCGGCTCCACCACCTCTGGCAGGCGGTTGTCGCACACGACCGAGTGGATGTAGTGCCTGTCGCCGTAGACGTAGCCTACGATCTGGCAGGCGTAGTCAGTGCCGCGATCCTTGGTGTCGCATACGGCGACCACCATGTCGCACTCTTCATCGGGAAGCTCGGCGTAGTACCTCAGCTCGTCCTCTGGAAACATGAGACCGGTCATCCAATAGGGATCGCCCATGTACTTCGCAGCCCATGAGTCGTCCTCACCGGCGTCTATGAGCGAATCGCGCATGTCCTCGTAATACGCCGTCGAGAACCCAAGCCCGTACTGATAATCGAAATTGCTCAGGCCGTTCTCGTCTAGCGCCGGTACCGCAACGAAGCGGTAGCGCGGGTTTCTAGCGTACTGTTCCTCGATCCTACCAATCGGGTCGTTGGGCACCCAGCGCGTAGCCACGAAGAGCTGTTTCGCACCGTCGTTCATACGGTCTTTCAACTGGTTCAGGTAGGCGGAGTAGAGCTTGTCCATTCGGTCTACGTTCAGGGCTTCCTCGCGGTCTTCCACCAAGTCGTCCATGTATAGCAGCGCGTATCGACCCACCTCCACGGCACCGGTGAGGGTGCCCTCGATCGAGCGGCACGTCAGCGTCGGGAAGCGCTCGTTGCAGCCCTTTAGCAGAAGCGTCTCGTCGGCCATCGACTTGTCGTAAAGCTCTGATTTCGGGAACACCTCGGCGAACCTATAGGTCGGGTCGGTGATGATGGACAGCGCTTCCTTGTGGAAACCCTTGGTCAGCTTGTCCGAATGGCCGCTCATCACGTTCGCCCTCTCGGGATGGCGACCCATTGTCCAAGTGAGATAGAAGATACACGTGGTGGACTTTCCCGTTCTGGGCGGCATGGATATGGAGAGGAAGTCAAGTTCGTCGTCAGCTAGGTCTTGCAGATGCACGACCACTTTCGGGTAAAGCACGTGCCGTCTCGGCTGATAGAACTTCTTCTCGGGAGGGCGGTTCCATTCCATGAACAGCATATAGCTGTCGAAATCGTCTCTGGCGTTGAGCTTCAAGATCGACTCGATGCAGGACATGATCCTGTCCGCGCTGTCGGTGTCGCCCACGGCGCAGCACTCCATGACCTTGTTGCCAGCAACCTCGCGAAGGTATCTGGCGTAAGCCCGTTCGACGAACATGTCCTCTTCGAGAAGATTCGGCAGCAATGCCAGCGCGTCCTCGAACGGCTCGGGAGAGCATCCGCCCTCGGCTGACGCCACGATGGCGTCCAAGATTATCTGGGTCTCCATTTCTCGCTCCTAAACAAAAGAGATTCTTAGCTGTCAGCTAAGAACCTCTCCGTCCAAGAGCGCCGACCCCTATGGCGCTATGTGAATCCTAGCAGCCCCTCACAGGACGTGGGACGTGCCGCTCGAATAAGATGATCTCCTGCTCTGGAAGTCCTTCACGAAGAGCGACGGCTTCTGCCAGTCGGCGTTGCCCGCCTTCGGGTCGTCGTACTGGAACACTAGGGACGCGGGGCTTCCAGACCTGTCCGTGTAGTCGATCACGAGGAACATCTTACGCACGACGCTCCTCTTCTCCTTGGTCATCGCGGCACCGGCGACGGCTCCGATTATCCCGAGCGTCGCCCCACCGAGGAGCGCCATCCCGGGGCGGTTCTTCAAGTGCGTCTGGACTTCCTTCTCGGTGAAGGTCTCGACGTTTGTGACCTTCTCCTTCGCCAAGTCCCAGCTGTCGCCGCTGCCGGTGCGGATCATATAGCGCTTCTCCAACATGTCGATGGTGACAGCCGTGCCGTCGGCTATCGGAAGCCCCGACCTGTGGACTGCTGGAAACGGCTTCGCCCCGTACCTCTTTCCTCCGAAGCTCATGCGATCAGCCTTCCTTCCTCGATCATCCTGTATATCGTAGCGCGGTTCACCCCGAGCATCTTAGCGGCTTCGGTCTTAGCGCCGCCGTCTCGCAGGAACAGCTCCACCTCGCCGAGGAGGTCTCCGTCGAACTCGGTCGGCTTCCTGCCCTTGTAGACGCCGCGCTCCTTGGCAAGGGCGATACCCTCCGCCTGCCGCTGCTTCATCTTCTTGCGCTCGGTCTGGGCGACGTAGGCCAGAAGCGACAGCAGCATGTCCTCGACGCACTTGCCCACGTCTCCCATGGCGCGGAACTTCGCAGAATCGAAAAACTCAAGGTCGAGCGCCTTCAAGTCGCAGCCGATATCGCGGGTGATGCGACGCCACTCTACGGTCAAGTCGTCGTAGTCGCGCCCAAGGCGGTCGAGCGAGTCCAACACGATCTCGTCGCCCGAGACGATGATGCCCATGAGCTTCTTGTAGCTGTCGCGCTCCAAGTTCTTTCCGGACGCCTTGTCGATGAAGATGCACTGCTCGTCGATCCCGAGGTCTAGCATCTTCTTGACCTGACGCTCCTCGTTCTGGTCGGCGGTGGAGACGCGGACGTAGCCGTAGCGCATCCTACTCACCTCCGTGGATTTGGAACTCAAGCTCGTCGTCGATGACGATAGAACCCTTCGGCAGCTTCGAGCCGTCCGGCACGATGACCAACTGGTACCCCAGCTTGCCGAGGATCGCCACTAGGAAATCCGTCCTCGGCGACTTCGCCCTGCGCCTATTGTCGAATGCCTGCGGGCTTGCGAAGCCGAGAGCCGATGCCAGTCTGGCTTGAGTCCAATCGGACATCTTGATGAGTTGCTGTATGGCGTCTTTTGCTTTCATGTCATTCCTTCCGACGACGGTAGGATATAACATCAATAATAGTGTTGTCAATACTTTTGTTTATCCTGTTTCGCTTTTAATTTTTCTGGCTATTTGAACCACTAACCTAGTAGTATCGCGCGTTTCCTATTTACTGCCCGGGTGTCATGATCCGCCGGGTATTTCGATCGTTTGGGGCTAATCCGGCGTCGCGTTTGGGTAGGGGCAAAAGCAACGCGAAACGCCCTAGATAATAATCAACAAAATTATTGATATTTTGGGTTGACAAGACAACAAAAGTATTGATAATAGGGTGTATCAACAAAAGTGTTGATATAAGAAAAGCCCCCGCGCGGATCAAGGCAACGGGGGCAACGTCCGAAGACTAGGGAAGGATACCAAAATGAGCATGACATGGGAAGAGTATCAAAATCAAGTAAAGGCCGACGCTCTGGACGTTATCGAGTCCGAATATAGCGACTATGAGGACTGGGACGAAATGAGCGAAGCGCTTTTCATCGACGACAGCGTAACCGGCAACGGCTCCGGCTCTTATACGTTCTGCACTGCTACCGCAGCCGAGAATGTGGCCGGGATCATCTTCGACCCGGAAGCCGTGGACGCTTTCGAGGAATACGGCTATAAGAGCATCCCGACCGAGAAGGGCGCGGAAGCCTGCGACGTGATAGCCCGTTGTATCGCCCTCGGTTATGTGGGCTATGAATTAGAAGAGCGCTTCGACGAGCTGAAAGCAGAAAACGACTAAACCCAAACGAGAAAAGGGGCAATTATGAAAACTTTACCAAATATCAGCGACGCCGTTATAACCGACTGGGACGGGGGCGTAATAGAATACCACGCGGAAGGCGACAGCACATACACGGCAGAAAACGCCTTCATTTTCACCCCTACCACTCCGCACATGGGACTTTTGACGCTGAACGATCGAAACGGGCGCGAAATGCTCACCATGTGCCAAGAACACGACTTCGAGGACTTCGACGCCTATATAGCGCACCGCGTGGCGTGTCATGTAGAAATGTATTGGTAAAGGGGGATGCTATGAAACGATTTATAATCACTTTTCCACTTTTGGGCGCTCGTGCCCATTGCACCGGCGAAAACGTAGCCGAAGCGCTCGAAAATGCGCGGCGCATGTATGCCGGTTGCATCACTGAAAACGGGCTTGCAACCGTCGCGGCTGAAAAGGGCGTAACCGTTGCCCAGCTTTTCAAGAACGCAAACGTAACCGTAGGGGGTGCGCTATGAAAGAGAAAACCGGCGCAGATATAGCGCTATCAGTGGCAAAAGGTTTAGGGCTAGCGCTTCTGATCGTTTTTGCTTTTCCCGTCCTGCTGATTATGCAACTGCTGAAAATATCGGACTAGAAAACGCCCCGGATCGCCGGGGCTTTTCTTTTGGCCTGATCCCTGAGCCGTCCCGTTACACACGAGGCGGCTTTTCGCGCGTTATAAGCCCGTATAACGCCCGCCCGCGCTCATCTGGTACCTAAGCCCACCCGGGGGCGTTATAGCCCCTCATACGCCGCCGCATGCCCTCAGAGCGCTATATAACGCGTTTGCATACCCTTATATAAGCGTCTCAGAGCGTACAGAAGCCCCGATATAGCCTAAACCCTAGCCCGTACACGCCCCGCGTGTTTGCGCGTCCCGTGGACGCTCTGAGACGCTGAGAACGGCAAACGACACGCGCCCACATAGCCCCAAACGCAAGAAAGCCCCCGACCCAAACGGATCAGGGGCTTTTCTCATGCCTTGATTCGGCCTGTTCGGCGGCTATCGCGATCCCGTCACGGCTTCTGCTACCGGATGCCCGGAAAGTCGAAAGTCGCACGGGGCGCAAAAGTCGAAAGTCGTTTGCGTTTCCGGAAGTCGGAAAGTCGAAAGTCGTTCGCTACTCGCCCTCGGGAAGCTCGTAGACGACCTCCGGTTGGGGCTTGCCCAGCTGCGCAGCGTACTTCGCGGCAACCTCGTCGGCAGTCGGAAGCGCAGCCCGCTCGTCGATGTTCACGTTGATGTGTTCGGACTGATCCTTGTAGCCGAAATGGTTCTTGGCGAGGAAGAAGTACTTCACCGGATTTCCCTTGTCGGCCATCATCAGATTTTCGAGCGTGATTTCCAAAAAACCGTAATGCTTTTTGATAATGTCGAGGGATTCCCGAGTTAGTTTCATGCCCCCGACAGTCACCTGCTGATAGTCGCGCCGGGTCAAGTCCCAGAGTCGCTGCCTGCTGATACCAAGTGCCGCCGCATAAGAAGCCACACCGGCTCTCATGCCCCACTTGTCGCACAAAGCGAGAAAGTCGTAGAACCTCTCGTCGATGGCTTCCGGGTCAGTGAGGTCGCACTTGTCCATCTGGGTAAGCTCTTTCGTGAACTGTATGACCCTATGGTTCACATCCGGGTCTACCTTCTCGGCACCGTTCCCGGCACCCTTGCGTCTACCGCCGCTGCCCTTGCCGCCCATCGGCGTCCACCTCCTTCCATCTTCCGCACCAATCGTTGTCCTTCACGACGGGAAAGCGGAAACGCTCGGAGTACTGATCCGACACGAACACCGGCGGATCGTGCCTGCACTCCCTGTCGTAGCTCTCGCCGTGAAGGTACGAGAAGTCGCAGAACTCGCAAGTCCCTCTAGCCATTCCATACCTCCGTTCTCGTGTGGGTGGAGTAGGTTGACCTATTTCTTATATGTTGCTTATAAAGTTATACATACCCCATAAACACATATATAGATAGGTCTTATATCCACCTACTCCACCTTTGCCTGATAGAACCGTGGATTTACCTCCACCTTTTAGTCCACCTTCGCTCCACCTACTCCACCTTTTTCAACCTTCTTTCCGAGCTTCACGGTCGGCTTGCTAGTCGATTTCGGCGATTTCGGCGTCGTTTTCGAGCTTCTTGCTCCACCTCGGGTGGACTTAGGTGGAGTTGAGGTTGACTCTTTTCCCGACTTCTCGGGAGCTTCCTTGAGGGCGATTCCGTAGAAATAGAAGTAGCCCTTCGCTCCCTTCCTAGAGGGTATGGCGCGGTCTTTCAGCCGAGCCTTGATGTCCTTGTCGGTAAGGTTCTCCTTGTCGTTGTCGGTAGCCCATTGCTTGTAAGCGTCGCAGATGTCGCGCACCTTCTCCTTGGCGCTGGTCTCGATGACGCACTCGGTATCGACGAACTTCTGGAAGTCGTCCCCTCCGGAACCCGCCCAAATCTCCGTGGCGTCCACGATCGACTTGGGTTCGGCCAGCCCCTTCCGCTTCCACTTCTCGTAGCCCTCGATCAGCCACGTCAGCACCGTGTAGGCTCCGTCCTTCGTGCGGAAGCGGTTCTTCAACGTGCTGTCCTGCTCGGCCTTCTCGAAATGCCGCTCGAAGGGGATTACGCGGATGCGCCCGGAGGTGAACACGGTGGTGTCCTCCACCGACGGGAGCCTGTTGCACGACAGCCACATCGTGAACTGCGGGTAGAAGGTGGTCGTCGGGCAGTACTTCCGGGCGACCGTGATGGGGTCGTTGCCGGTGAGCGACTTCACCTTCGCTTCGTCGAGCTTGCGGCCTGCCGTCGGCTCGCTCATGGTCACGAAGCGAACGCCATCGAGCGCCCCGAGCGCGTCGTCGTCCGACGAGCTTCGCTGTTTCGTGCGGGTGAGGAAGTCGCTCGGCATGTTCGCGGCGTAGTCGCCGAGAACCCAAGCGATCGTGTTCAGCAGGGTGCCCTTGCCGTTTCGGGTCGTGGCACCGTAGGCGATGAACATGACCTCCTCGGGATTGCCGCCCAGCATCGAGTACCCGAGCGCCCTTTGCAGATAGTCGGCTCGCTGCTTGTCGCCGCACATGATCTCAAGGATGAACTCGTCCCAGCGCTCGTCGTAGGCGGGGTCTTGGTTGAAGCGGCTCTGAACCTCGCCACGGCAGGACTTTGTGACGTGCCAGCGCTTGGCGTCGTCCTCGTAGCCCTCCATATCGGTGAGCAGCCGACCCATGTCCATATCCACCACGCCGACCTCGGTGCCGATGACGGTAGGCTCGCGGTTCAGCTGCGACGCGGCTATCGTGCGGGTCTTGCAGAACAGCGACACAGCAGAACGCAGCTGGGATGCGTCGTTGGCCTTGGTGACGTGCTTGAGGTACGCCTTGGCCGAGCCTAGCCGCTCCTTGTCCTCGCCAGCGGCCTTCGCTATCTCGTTCATAGCCCACATGCGCCGACCCTCGTTGAACCGCTGCATGAGCTGGTAGAGGTATTCGTCGCCTTCCTTCTCGATGAAGGAGTCCTGACCGTTGCTCAGGATCAGCGAGCGGATGCCGGGGCACCAAAGCACGTCGTCGCGCCAGACGGCGAACTCGGCGATGGTCTCGGCGCTGTTCAGCGACAGTTTCGAGTCGTCGGCCAAAGGGTCGATGTCGTCGAGGGTGCGCATCACGCGCTCGATGTCGCCAGTCACCTCGGTGCCGTCTTTCAATTCGTAGCTCATAGCTTTCCTTCCTCCTTCGGAACGTAGTCGAGGAAGCCTTCGATGAAGTCCAAGACGCGCTTCTTAGACCAGTTGCCGTTCTCGTAGATGAGGGCGTCTGCCATCGCGTAGACGAGATCGTTGCGCACGTCTTTGTCGCGGGCTTCGTGGTTGCGCTCCAACTTGTCGATCTGGGTATGCAACACGGCCTGCCGGTCGCGGCTGCGCTGGTTTTCCTGCTCGACGGCCTTGATCTCGCGCTCGACCTGCTCGCGCTTGTGGGTCTCGGCATCGCGTTCGCGGCGGCACTGCTCTGCGAAGACCTCGGCGCTCGATAGCTTGGCCTTGACATTCTCCATGGCTTCGAGTTGCGCTTCCGCAGATTTGAGCTTCGCTTGCAGCCGCAGCTTCTCCTCGTAGGTCTCGCCGACCATGCGCTCAAGCTCCTCGCCCGAGTAGCGCGGGGCGATTACCTCGACTGCTGCCGGAGCTATCTCGGCGCAGGGCTGTTTCCGTTTGAAGAAGCTCATCGCCCACCTCCGATGTTGCATAAGGCCGTCCGCAGCCGTTCGGTTGTGGCGCTCATGGATTGCTCGTCTTCCAGCTTGGGAAGCACCTCGTTGAGGGCTTCCAGCAACTCCGCGTCGTTCACGACGATGATCTTCGGGATCGTTGCGTTCACCTTGCGGATGCGGAGTCTGTTGGTGCAGCTGATCTTGTGGTAGATGATGACGGTCGCGCATACGAAGATGCTACCGAACATGATCGCTGCCACAAGGGCGCTCAGAAGTTCGCTCATTGTTAGACCTCCTTCTCGATAAGCTCTATTTCTGCCCTGACGGCAGCTTCCTCGTCCTCGATGGTGTCGTAGCGCTCGTGGATGGGAAGCTGCTTCAAGGCATTGCTCAATAGTCTGTCGGCATGCTCGGTGCAGTAGTCGCCCACGACCCTGCTCTCGTAGATGACCTCGCCGGTGACGCTGTGGGCTACGATGAATCCGCATCCGTCGGCTGGCTTGCCGCAAACGTCGCAGAAGCGCTCTTCCACGACCTTCTCTGGTATGATGCGCTGCTTCTTCATAGCCCGAGTCCCTTCTTGTCGTCGGCAGCGCCCACGCTGAATCGGATCAGCATGCAGCACAGCCACACGCCCGTTCCGATAAGAAGGCTCCATTCAAGCCCGAAGCACAACGTGATGAGCCAGCTTATGAGCAGCACAGCTCCCCACGACATGCCGAGAACCAGAGCCACGGTGAGAACCGTCGTGAGGACGCTCACCAAAATCGCCATGAAAGCCTTCATGACCAATCACCTGCCATTCTTCTCTCATAGAGCGCCTTCTCGCGCTCGTATCTCCTTGCTTCTTTCCTGCCCTCGATGATGTCCCGCACGTCTTCGAGCAGGGCATCGAGAACAGGGGTTTCGATCTCGCTGGGTGGTTCGGCATCTTCGAGCGCATAAGGCTCCAAATCCGCTTTGGTCTCATCGACCTCCGCCTTTATCGAGTCGAGAATCTGCCCGATGCTACTCATCGTCCACCTCCATGATGTCGATGAGGTAGTCGATGCACTGGCGGCACTTCCTCAAGTCCTGAACGCCGTTCTTCCAAATCCAGCGCCAGAGGTACTTGAACGCGCAGCCCCACCAGTAGAAACCTGTCGGGGGAATGTTCTTGGCTTTACCGCCGTTAGCCTGCGGCTGGACGCAGTAGACGCTGTTCATCATCGACTGCAACGCATCCATGCATTCGATAGTGCCATCACCCCTATAGTGTCTCGGCGCTGCAACGGGGTCTTCCGCAACGCTCGCGCAATGGTTCATAGAAATCACTTCCTAAAGGACAGCTGCTCCTCGCAGGTGTCTACTATGTGTTCGCACAGGGCTTCCGGGATGCGGCTTCGCTCCACCAATCCCTTGAGTCCCTGTGTGCCCGTCTTAGCTCCTCTCGGTGCCGATACGTGGCATGGGTCGCCGTTCTTGCACGGTGGAAGGAACTTCGGATTGGGATGGTTAGTCCAAATGTCGGTGGGCTTCATACGCGTGTCGCCGTATTGGCAGTAGGTAAGCGTGTAACGCTCTAAGCCGCGCATGAAGTCCATCTTCCTCATGCCACCGCGCGGGTTCTCAATGAACCAAATGGGGGGGGGATCAGCATCATGATGAGGTTGTGCATGTGGAGGTTCACACGATCGCAAATCCTCGCGTAATCGCTGACTCCTGCGAGATTGCCGTGATCCTCGCGCTTGCGGTGATGGCTGATGGCAGCGATGCTGTAGGTCGTGCAGTCCGGGGACGCCCAGATGACATCGGGCTTGCCGATGAGGTCTAGGATGTCACGATAGGTGATCTCAAGCACGTCGGCGTTCAGGTCGATGTCCTCGAAGCGATCGTCCCAGTCTACGGAAAGTACCTCATGTCCTCGACGCTCGAAGGCTCGATCGATGGAGCGGGTACCGGCGAAAAGCTCCACTACTTTCATGGAAGCATCACCACCTTGTTTCCATAGGGGTCACCTATGGAAATGAAGTAGCCGTCGTCATCAGTGGTAATCGAGACCATCTGCCCATTGAGCAGGTCGTTGATGAAACCGCCGTCTTCCCAGTCGATGTGTAGGCAGTCGAGGACTTCCTTCAACTTCTCGGGTGTCAGTTTGATGCTCCCACAGGTATCGGGTTGTCCGATCATGATGCGGGTCTCGAACACACCGTAGTGGCCTATACCGTAGATACCGGCCTTGTTGATGCGGTAGATGTTGCTCACAGCCCACCTCCAAATATCTCTTGGATGGTGTTATTAAGCTCTCCCTCTGTAGGGATGACGTGACCAGCGAACACCGGACATCCGCACTCGCAGTTCTCTCGGTTCTCGAAGCGGTTCATGTCCTCGGTCAGGGGCATCGGCTCGTGAAGGTGGATGTCCTCGTGCCAATCTACATGAGTCATGAAACCGGGTGCGCAGTTCGGGCATGAGATCGTGAATGGCACGGGCTTGTGGTTCTCGTCATGGGTCTCAAGCGTGTCGTCGAGCCACATGACGGCGTGGTGCCCGCAGTTGCCGCAACGGTAGTGCATTCCTTGGCGCGTCATCATGCTGCATCACCTCCATGGTCGCGCTGCTCGGCGCACGTGGGGCAGTAACAGCCTTCGTTGTCCGGGTCGTCGGGGATGTGCCACCCTTTAGACCGAAGGCGCTCTACGATGCCGTCGAAGCCCTCTCCGTGTTGGGACTGCTCCTTGCGCGTCGCGCCGCAGTCGTCGCAGATCGCCCAGGCGGTTATCTTCTGCTTGAACATTTCTGAATCCTCCTCGGAAGGTTAAGCTCGACATCAACACCCAGAAGGTTCTGGATGTTGTTAATCTCGTCGCGATCCTCGATCTCCTTGATGGCGAACTCGATAGTCAGATGCGGCAGCCGGTAGTCGAAGCTGGTATTGATCTCGATATGCTTGGCGGTGATCTTCATGTCTACTCACCGAGCGCCTTGCTGAGCTGGTCGATGTAGTTCGGGAACGTGCGTTTGAGGGACGCGTTAACCACACCCTCGCGACGCCACAGGGCAGGGTTACCGTCGTGGAACGCCTGACACCCGCAGGCACCGTCCTTCGTGCGGAATCGCTTGCACTGACCGCTCATGACGCACTCGTGGCACTTCACGACGGTCTTCTCGCCGTCAGACCAAAAGATGATCGTCGCGGGTGCGTTGTAGAGGACTCGCTCGATGTACCGCTTCTGATCCGGATAAGAAATCAGTGCAACGCTTCCACCGAGGGTGCGCCAATCGTAATAGTTGTCTTTAGATGGCATGTCATTACTCCTTGTTCTCAGAACGCTCCATGTGGAGCAGGTACTCTTCCAATAGCGCCTGACCGATCGACTGCGACACATAGGCGCGAATCTCGTCATCGACCGTCTCGCAACCGAGAGATTCGAGGTATCTGGTGGCGACGTGCGTCGTCTCGTGTACGAGGACGCCCATCATGGCTTCTCGGTCATTCGGGCGCTCGCTCATGCGGACGCAGGCCACGAAGCGCCCCTCGTCGCTCCTGCACGTGATGGCTTCGCCGACCGTCCTGCCGCACATCGGCACCTCCCCGGGCGTCAGCCCGAACTGCATCAGGTGGGTTGCGACCTCTTCCTCCGAGTAGCAGAGCGCCACATCGACGGGAGGGAGCATGTCTGTGATGGACATGTAGCTAAGCGTCGCCGTATCATCGCCGTAGTAGCCGCGATCCTTGTTCTTCGCGACCACGGCGTCGGCTACCCTCAACACGATCTCCGGGTCGAACTCGCGCAACGCGGTCTCGCAGGCATGAATGCAGTCAAGCACCTCCTCGATGTATTTCTCGGGAGGGTTCGCCGCATCGCTGGTCGCTTCCGCGAAAAGCTCGGCGGCTTCCTCGACGATATGGTCTGCTTGACCGGCACGTGTAAGCCCCTCGGGCGGAACGAACTTGGCGGGTGGGAAATTGAAGCAGTAGCTCATCGGCTTCCCACCTCCTTAGCGGCCTTGTCTGCCGCCTTGGCGATGACCTTCGCCTGCGCTTTTACTGCCTTCACGGCATCCTCGATCCCGACGACCGAGCCGCCTTCTTTGAGCAGGCGCTCGTGTACGATGTTCAGTGCTTGATCGAGCGTGGAGGGATAGCATCCTTCCGACACCCACTCTCTCTTCACCGAACCATCCTTCTTCTTAACGTCCCTGAACTTCCAAACCTCCCAGCACAGGTTGTTCGGATAGGGACGTATCTGGTAGTTCTCTATCTCGACAATCATTTTCTGCACCTCAGTAACATGATTTTTCCTTCTTGCCTGTGAACCTTCACTAGGTTCTTGAAGTCGTTCTTGCGACTCACGTTGTAAAGACCCTTGTAAAGCGTCTCGAAATCGAATGGGCAAGATTCGTGTCTCACATAAGCCTTCGGGGCGCAGCCCTTGAGGAAGGCGATCACAAGCTCCTCTGAGAACTTGCTCAGGCTCGTCGTGTTGCGTCTGAGCAACACGGGATCGGTGCAGTCGTCTAGGTAATGCTCCATTTCTACCTCCTGTACCTAGTGACCGAATCTACGATCTGGCGAACCTCTTCCTCCCCCAAGGGCGGCTCCATGTAGTGCTCGTTCACCGTCAGAGCCATCTTCAACAGCGTCTCCTTGTGTGCGAGCGCCCTGTGAATCTGGCCGCAGTAGCTAACGAGCGACAGATGTCTGCTGCCACTCGTCACCGGCTCGAACGTCGGGCAAAGCGGAACCTTCCCGTTGCTTCTGAGCGTGTAGGAGGGCTTCCAAATCTTCTGGCGGTTTCCCGATTTACTTGACGATTCCGCCACCTCATCGGAGAAGTGGGCTTCGAGAACGGCGTCGATACCCTCTTGGGCTTCCGCGATGTCTGTGAACATAACGGTCTGCCCAGTGAGGACGAAGAAGCGCCCCTCGCGGTATATCTCCCATCCCTTGCGGTTGTTCTTGCCACGGAACGGGATGTCGCCCTTGCAGATGATGTGAAAGCCCTTGCCGCTCTTGGACACCTCCGTGTAGCTCTTGCATGCGCTTATGGCGGCGAGAGCTTCATCAGTCGGAAGGCCGTCCTCGTCGAAGCCGCAGTCAATGTCGATTCCGACGAAGCCGTCGGAATCGAAGACGAAGCCCGCGTACTCGTAGATTCCGTCTTCGATGCACTCCTCGGCTTCCTCGAAGGACGCCCAAGTGTCGGGCTTGCTTACGGACGCTGCCGCCGCCGCGAACGCCCTCATGGGCATCTTGCTGTCGGCATTGGAACAGACCCAGCGTTGAAGACTTCTCAGCTCTGGCGGTATGTTTCCCATCAGCGTCGCCATGGCTCTAGTCCTTCTTGGCGCTCTTGGTAGGAACGGCTGTCTCGGGCTTGTCGCCTTCCTCGAAGTCGATCACGTTCAAGGGAATGAAGTGGCAACCGTCAATGTTCATGTAGCCGTTCACCTCTTCGCCCTTCTTGCCCTTGGCGATGATCTCAGCCGCAACTTCGGCGGGCATTTCAGAGACCGTGAAGCGACCGTCACCCGCGTCGAGCTTGTAGGCGACCTTGCCGCCCTTTTTGAGTACTTCGTTCTTGATCTTCATGCAAATCGAACTCCTTGGTCATGACCTCGACGAAGGTGTCGAAGTCGTCTATCACGTAATGGGGGGTTCCCACGGCCTTGAAGCGCCTGCGCCAGATGATCTGATCCGGCTGAACCTTGTAGCCGCTGTCGGCCTTAAGCTCTACGGCCACGGCTTTCTGGTCGCCGAAGACGAGAATGTCCGGGAAACCCTTGTTGGAGTAGCCCCCGCCGTGGATGTTCACGGCGAGGAGCCTGCCCCGGTAGTTGTCCTTGATCCAGTCAAGGCATTGCTTCTGGAAAGCCGTCTCGCGCATCAGTCGAACAGCCCCTCGTCGTCTTCCTCATCGGCTTCGGCGTCGTTGAGGTCGGCGACCTTGAAGTTGCGGACGTGGTAGTAAGTGTTGGTGCGACCAGTGTCCTCGTCGGTAACGATGTCCTTGGTCACATCTGCCTGCACGTAGCAGTCCTCAAGCTCCTGTGGGTCGAACTCGGTCTCCTGCATGCCGAAATCGTTGAGGGCGCACATAGCGAGCGTGGTGAAGATGTTGAGCGCCACCTCGTTCGGCTTGCCGTTCTTCCCGGTGAAGAGGAACTGCTCGGTGCAGGAGCCGCCGCGATCGTCCTTGAAGGTCACCTTGCACTTGTCGTACTTCTCGTCGTAGGTGACCTTGGAAATCTTGAGGGTCTGGTTCTCGCCCTCGGTGAGATTGATGAAGCCTTTTCCGAGTTTCATTAGATCTGTCCTTCCTATTTCTCGAACTTGACGTTGAACCGGGTCGATTCGGTCTCCTCGGCGTATTTGTCGAAGATTCCGTCGTCGCGCATGGCGTCCTCGTTGACCTTCACGGCCACGGTTCTGGTGAGCTTGCAGGTGACGCCGCTGCCCTCGATCGTGAGGGTGTCCTCCTCGCCGATGTTCTCAAGCGCGTACTTCTTGAGCTGTTCCTTGATGACCTTCACGCGCTTGGCGTCCTCCTTGACGGTGGCTTCCGCTACGTCGATGCGCTTCTGGCAGTCGCGCAGCTCCTTTAGCAGGGCGTCGATGTCGCTGTTGGGGTTGAGCGACACGTTGCGCAGCAGCTTGAGGTAGTCGGCGTCCTTCTTCTCGTCGAACTCGGGCGAGTTGCCGGTCTCGATGTGTCGATCCCACCAAGCCAGCGCTGGCTTGACGTACTCCTCCTCGAAGTTCGGGTAGCGCTCGGACACGTTGAACTCGTAGGGCTGCGTGTTCTCAGCGTTGGGGACGAACTCCTCGGGATGCTCGTAGTCCTTGTCGGTCAGGAACGTGACCACCATGACCACGTAGTCGCAATCGAGCAGATAGGCGTAGAGCGCGGCCTGCAACGCGTAGTACTCGGGCGGCTCGACCTCTCCGTCGTCGTTGAGCCAGTCCTGCGGGCGCGAGGTCGTCTTGAACTCAAGAACGCCTTCCACGTTGCCGTCTTCGTCCTTGAGCAGCGAGTCCCACATGCCGCCAAGCACCTCGTGGTCGAAGAAATTGCCGTATGTCTTCGAGAAGTAGTCCTTGCCGAACTCCTGCGTGGGATCGACTAGGTTGTCCATGCCGTAGCTCTCACGCATGTACTCGATCTGCTTAGGCTCGATCGCCTTACCGGCAAGCGTGTACTTGGTGTCCTCGAAGGGGACTATGACGGCCTTGGTGATGTCGCACCAGATTTGGAACGGCGTGTTCCAGCGGTTCATCCCCAGAACGCTTGCGAATCGGGTGCCCGTGAGCTTCTTGGGGCGCTTGGGAGGGTCGATGCTGATGGTTCCGTCGGTGTTCCATTGGATGTCCATTACAGCTCCACCTCCTCTTTGAGGAACTTGATGACGCCATCTGTAGGCGCTAGGACGCCGTAGTCCTTGAACACCCAGTCTTGCAGCTTCCCGAGCGCGGCTCCCATTTCGATCGGGTTGACCCCAACTTCGTCAGCAGCCTCGGTAATCTTGTCGCACAGCAACAGAACCTTCTCCTCGTCGCAGGAGAGGTCTACGACCTCGATCTCGATGTTGATATTCGACATGCTTACTCAGCTCCTTCCGTGTCGAACTTCTCCTTCATTTCGCCGATGGCCTGAATGGCTTCCTCGGCTTGGGTCTTGGTGATGTCCTTTAGGTTGTTAGTGGACGCACCAAGCTCGGTGATGTAGGCACCAACCTCCGGCTTGTCGCCGTATTCGGTCTTCAAGGTCTTGATGGCCTTCTTGAGCTGCGTCACTTGCAAGTTGTTGGCCTTGCCGTCGGCGTTGGTGACCTTCTTCGCAGCAGCCTTCTTGTCGGCTTCGGTAGAGGGCTTGGCAGCGGACTTTCGAGTGGTGGTCTTGCGCACGGGCTTGGCTGAGTCGCTGGCCGACTTGGCCGGGGTCTTCTCCTCTTCGGCACCGCTGTTCGCTTCGTTGGCGTCGGTCTCGGTGAGATCGAGGACTTTCAGCTTGTTGTAGCGGCGCAAATAGGTCGTCTCGCTGCCCTTGCGCTGCAAGGCGTTCTGGGCTTCCTTGCCCGTCTGCTTGCTGACGATCGGCTCAAGCTCTGCCCAGTCGGTGCGGAACTCGATGAACTCCTCAGGCTGGTCGGTGTTGATGACGCGGGACAAGGCGTAATGCTCAGGCTCGCGCTCGTCGATGAGATTGCGGGTACCGTCCTCGCTGACATCGGTCAGGAAGGTCTTGCCGCGCTTGACCTCATCGAACAGCTCGATCAGGCCGACCTTCTCGAAGATTCGGGTTTGCGCCGGTGTGATGTCCTTCAACTCGAAGAACTCGAACTCCAAGTGGAAGTTCTTGCCGCTCGGCACCAGCCTCTCGTCGAGGATCATGCGTCGTGCAATCGCGAGCTTCTGATAGACGTTCAGCTTGCTGTAGTCTTCGGTCTTGCTCGTCTTAGATGCAGCTCGTTTGGGAGCCGACTTGGTTTCTGTCGTAGTTGCCATTTCACTCTCCTTGAAGTCTTGCGCCCGCTTCTCTGCGAGCTGGATGTAGTACGACTTGTCTATTAACGAAATCGCTGGCGGATTCTTTTGAAGGTCGTCGTTCCAGACAAGGCAGTGTTCGGGAAGGCTCTCGATCTTCGCCACCTTGCCGTCGGATTTCTTGACCTTGTAGAGACGCCCGTAGCGCTCGTCGTTGCAGGCGAAGACGCGGTTGCACTTCTGGCGCTCCACTGTCTCTGTGCCCGCTTCGCCGACAGGCTCGGGGAAAATCTCTTGATAAACGCGGCTGTATTTGCCGCCCGCCTTGGCGATGAGCTGGAACTGGTAGGGGTCGTCGCAAGCGTTGATGGTGTCTGCGACAGGGATGCCGTCCAGCAGGTACTTCTTGAGGGCTTCTGCGACGATCGTCGCGTTGAAGTTCACAGACCAAGCTCCGATGGGGTTCACGCCCCTGACCAGATAGCCACCCTTGACCTTCTCCGTACCGTCCATCTTGCGGCAGACGTAGTTGTTCACGTCCTTCTGCCAGATGAAGTCAATCTTGTCCTCTTCGAGAACTAGAGAGGTCTGCTGCTGCCACCAGTCGTTGACGGCGACAAGCTCTCTGTAGCTTTCCTTCGGGATGCTCACCATGATGCCATCGGTGTTGAGTTGGATGATCTGCAAGCCCTCGATGCGTGAGTAGACCACCGCAAGTTCGGTGATCGAGAGCTGGCCGCTGATGCACACGCTCCTCGCCATCTTCGGGTCGTACATGGGGTTGTACTTGTTCAGCATCGCCCCGTACGCTTTGTTGAGGGGCGACTTGAGCGCGTTGGCCGTTTTCTTGTCGCCCTTGGCCTTCGCATCGAATCGCTCTGAGCGGACGTTGGCAAAGACCTCCGGGGAAGGCACTGCGCGGCTTACGTAGCCGTACTCGATCATGAGAGACGGGTACAGGCTCGCCACGTCGTAGTTGAGGATCAGCGTGTCCTCTGTGGCCTTCTGCCTGTACTTCGGAAGCGCCCCGTGGATGCCGCCGAAACCGTAGACCGTCGGGCACCCTCCGATGTCGATCTCCAACTTCGAGCTGAACAGCTCATCGTCGGGAATCTCGTCGTTCCAGATGCGCTCAAAGAACGCTAGAACCTCGGTGGGTATGAAGCGATACTCAAGCCTGCCCGGGAACTCGTAGTCGCGTTCGTCCTCGGCGATGTCGGCCACAGCCGTAGCGCCCATGAAAGCCGCCGCGAGCATCGGGTCTGTCATGTTGAGTGCCCTGATCTGGTTGATGTCCGCCATGCCCGCAAGGTGCATCTTGGTTTCAAGGTAGTCCTTGCGAAGCTCTAGCAGCTCCATCGTGGCGTCAACGTCGTGACGGCAGTAATGCTCCACCTCCTTCCTCTGCTCTTCGGTGAGCTTCTTCGTGTAGGTGAAATCGACCGTGGACTCTTCCACGCTCATTCCCAGATGGCCTTCGATTGATTTCAGGGACGTGCCCTTCATCATGTCGTCCATCAAGTCCGAGTTGTTGAACCAGAACCTCGGCTCGCCCGCTATGTTCAGGTACGGGTGCTGCCAGCCCGGGTCTCCCGACTCGATGATGAAGTCGTTGACCTCTTTCGCTTCCTCCGGAGTGCATCCGGCCATGAGAGCTTTCAAGATGTACTGGTCGTAGTGTTTCGAGTTGAAGCCCACGAATACAGCTTCCTCGTTGGCGTTCATGAAGTCGTAAAGGTTCTCGGGGTCGTTCCAGAAGCTCGTGTAGGTGCCGAGCTGATCCTTGAACACGACCAACCAGTCATGCGCGAACACCTCGAAGTCGTAAACGATGAGGTCGAGGTCGTCTAACTGCATGAGACCACCTCATTAAGGGGCTTACCCTTCATGTTCCCCAGAACGGCTTCCAGCGCTTCAAGACGCTCCCAATAGCGAGGGAGGTTATCGTGGATTGCTTTAAGCTCTTTCCGGTTCTTGTTCCTACAGCACCAACATGAAACTCTGTCGAGAACGTCGTAGAGTCTTACACCATCCTCTAACCATTCATGACCTTGCTCGTAGCAGTAAGCCAAGCACTCTCGCTCTGTCATGTTGTAGTCGAGCAACGGGTAGCACTTGTCGCCGATGCGATTCTTCTCATCGGCTGCTATGCCTACGTATTGGACGACCTTCTCTTGATAGCCGCGCAGGTGTTTAGCAATCGCTAGGTTCTTATAGGTGGTGCCCCAACGGCATGACCCTCCGCACCAACCGTAGCCGTGCTTGTGAACCCCGCCGGTCTTCCTGCTGTGTACGGGATGCGCGAACATCTGGTAGAAGAACGGTTCCGCTGGATGCAGCTCGGTGTACTTAATGTGGCGCTCTTCGAGAAGCGGCAAGATGCGATCGCGCTCTCGGTAGATGCAATCGAACTCCGCCCCTGTGTCGTAGAAGACCACCTCGTCAAGCGACCGTCTCTGCTCAAGAAGCAGGTGCAGCATCGCCAAGCTGTCTTTTCCAAAGGAAACCGATGCAACGAATCTCAATGTTTTCACCTCCTAGAAGTTCACGTAAACGTCGATCACGCCGGAGGGACAGCCGCAGTCATAGACCTTGGCGGCTCCGAATGGCGTGTCGCTGATAACTGATCCGAATGGGTAGTCCTCAGATGCAACGACCGCGTAGCCGTCACTGTCTCGGTAGACGCCCTGAGAATCAGGAGTCCACTCGTTCGTCCTGTAGTGGTGCAGCACGTTCGAGGAGTACCACGTGTACTTGAATCCCCCGTAGTACCAGACCCCATCGCGCTTGAAGCTGCTTCCCGAGTAGGACGATTGCTGCGGCGTCTCAGTTACCTCCTCTATAGAAGGTTGCTCGATCGGCTTAGGTGCGACCTCTTCCTGAACAGGCTCGGGGTCGTCCCCAATTTCAGGCGCAGACTCCGGTTCAGGCTCCGGTTCCGGGGCTGGGAAATCCGAGACCTGCAAGAGCATCGCTTCGTGCATGATTTCTTCGTCTGACCGCTCTTCCGCCGGTGCGGCACTGCATAGGCAGAGCGCCAGCAGGAGAATCGACAGGGGAATGAGTAGGAGCATGAGTTTTCTCATATCCTCGCTCCCTTCGTGTACTCGCCGATGTAGCGCGTGAACAGCGCTTCACCGAAGTCCTCGTAGTTGCATAAGGCTCCGTAGATGGCGGCTTCGATGGTGTGGTCGGTAATCAGGTAGACGTAGCTGCAAGCCCTCTTCTGCCCTACTCTGTGGATGCGGTCTTTGGCCTGCTCGTTGAAATTGCTGGATAGCGTCGGCTCAAAGAAGATGCAGGTGTCGGCGGCGTACAAGTCAATGCCCGCGCTGCCGCTCTGGTATTGGCAGATGATGGCTTGGATTCCCTCGTCGCTTTGGAAGCGCTGCCAGATGGACTTGTCCTGCTGTCTGCCGTCGAGGATCACGTGTTTCATCTTCAACTTGTCCATGACGGCGGACACTGCGTCGATGCTGTTGCGAAACTCGCAGAACACGACGACCTTCTTCTCGAAGTCCTCAAGGAACTCCTTCAAGGCTTCCAGCTTCGCGCACGGGTAATCGACGTGTTCGTCGTTCTCCGTCTCGATGAAGCCGGACGCGATCTGCCGAAGACGCAGAGACCGCGTGAGCGGATTTCCCGCAAGCGTGTCAAGCTCCAAGATCGCCGAGCTTTTCACCATCTGCCTGTAGTCGGCTATGACGCCGCTTTTCAGCTTCACATGAAGAATCTCATCCGGCATCTTCTCGGGGAGGTCTAGGCACTCCTCCTTGGTGATGCGGTAGCTGACCTCCTCCATGACCTTCTGGATGGAAGCCACGTTCTTGTACTTGTACGGCTTGTGGTACTTGTTGAGATAGGCGACTGAATCTAGCCAGTCGGCGTAAGTGGCACCGTCAAAGCACTCCGGGTAGACGCGACCCTTGCGCACGATAGGAGTGATGGCCGCGAACTGCGACCACAGGTTGCAAAGCTGCCCGTTAGATGTCGGGGTGCCTGTGAGAATCCATCGGTACGTCGCCCTAGAAGCCAGCTTCAAGCATCCCTTCGTGCGCTTGGCGGAAGGGGACTTGATGTAGTGGCTCTCGTCGAACACCACGGCGTCGTACGTCGAGTCCGCGATGTCCTTGTGACGCCAAACGATGTCGTAGGACGCGATGACCAGCTCGATGGATTCGAGCGCTTCTCGCTGATCTACCGACAGCTGGCGTATTTTGTCTTCCCAAGAGCTGCAAACGGCCTTCGGAGCCGCTATGAGAGCCTTGGAAATGCGGCCTGTATGAGCAAGCTCGGCGAGCCTGAAAAGAATCGGGAATGTCTTTCCCGTGCCCTGCTCCATGAATAGGGCGAACCCGTTGTTCAGCCGCAGCAGGCTGAGCGCCGTCTTCTGATGCTCGTAAAGCTCTACCATGGGCGCTCACTCCCTATTCGGAGGGATGCGCATGCTAGAATTGGCTTGCAGGTAGCACCTGTGTTCGAGCGCTTACGCTGGCAGGCTGGGGCGCTCGTTCTTTTTCGCCTTGTTGGCACGTGAACCCTCCTCTCATCATTCCGTAGACGATCGCCGCGAAGCCCCGCTTCTCCCACTCGCTGAGTTGGGCGAAAAGGTTCACGTGCGTCGCCTGTTCCTGTTCGCTCGTTTCCAAGCGTTCCACCTCCTAAACGGACTTGGCGGCATCTAGCAGAGCCTTCTGCCGCATCTTTTCCTCGGTGAGGATCGTCAACGCCGCAGTGAGCAGCTTTCGCGCTTTAGGCGTGTTAAGCCCGCTCATAGCTGAGGAGAACTCGGAGCAGTTCGTCTTGTAGCCGTACTGGCTCTTGATCTTCTCGACCACTTCTGCCTGCGAGAACGTCACCTCTTTGAGCAACCGCCGAACCTCATTGCGGATGTCGTCGCTCATGAACTTCACCTCCTAATAAAGGTCAAAGATTTCCAAAACTTTCACCGACCTTTTGACGACTATCTCGGCACGGTCGTTTCCGGCTAAGCCGTTTCCATTCCGTCGGTGTGAACCATTCAGTTGTCAAGGTGCGGATTTACCGAGTTACTTAGTAACTGTGTTGACGGTTACGTAATAATTCGGTAAGATTCGGTCTACAACTCAATAAGGCAATTAAGGGCTAGACCTCGGGTGTTGTGAGGTTTATTACTTTGTGCTTATTGAGTTGTGGTCGAACTAGTATTGGATTATTACGTAGTAACTTAGTAATGTCAAGGGAGTTTCCAAAGAAACTTTGGAGAATGGTATGTTCTACGAGAACTTCGAGAGAATCTGCAAATCAGCCGGGGTGAGTCCAAGCGCTGCGGGGCTGGCTATCGGTGTAAGCAAAAGCACTCCTTCCGCATGGAAGAAGAACGGGACGATTCCAAAAGAAGATGAGCTGAAAGCACTGGCACAGCACCTCCACTGCTCCGTGGCCGACTTTTTCGCCGACGACAGCGGCATGAGGTTCGGCACGAGCGAGGAATCCGCTATCAACGCGCTTTACCAAGCCCAAGACGACGAAGCCCTCGATCTCGACGAGAACGAGGAGGAACTTCTGCGCATCTATGGAGAATGCTCGAAGAAGCAGCGGGCTAAGCTGATGATGCTCGTCTACGACTTCGAGGAAGAGGAGCTGGCGTGACGATAGCCGCCATATACGCCCGTTTCTCAAGCGACCGCCAGCGCGACGAGTCCATCGAGATTCAAGTCGAGCATTGTGAAGCGCTGATCGAGCGCGAGGGGTGGACTCTCGGTGAGATTTACACTGACTACGCCAAGACGGGCACCAACGACAAGCGCCCGTCCTTCAAGCGCTGCATCGAGGACGGCAAGGCCGGTGCCTACGACGTTCTCGTCATCTACAAGCTAGACCGCTTCGCCAGAAACGTCGAGATTTCCCGCCGCTACAAGCGCGAGCTTCGCGACGCAGGCGTGAGGATCGTCTCGGTGCGCGAGGGCGAGCAGCGAGATACGCCCGACGGCCTTCTGCAAGAGGGAATGGGCGAGCTTTTCGCCGAGTACTATTCACGTAACTTGTCCGTGGTAGTTCGCGACGGCATCAGGAAGAACGCCGAAAATTGCAAGGCGAGCGGAAGGCGCATATTCGGATTCGCCGTGGACGCTTCCGATCACTTCGTAGAGGACGAGGTTCAGGCACCGATCGTGCGAAGGGCGTTCGAGCTTTACTTCTCCGGGCGGTCGTCGAACCAGATTTCCGAGTGGATGGCCGATCTGGGATTCCTCACCAAACGAGGAAATTCTTGGTCGCCGAAGGCCGTGCTTAACATGCTGACGAACGAAGCATATATAGGCGTGTACGACTACGCTGGCGTCCGCGTGGAAGGCGGCATGCCAGCAATCGTGGACAGGGGGCTTTTCATGGCCGTGCAGGAGCAGATGAGGTTGCGCAAGGAATCCAAGCGCAAGAACGTAGTGAACGACTTCCTGCTCACCGACAGGATGTTCTGCCTAGAGTGCGGCAAGCCCATGTGCGGCACGAGCGGAACGTCCCACACCGGCAAAAAGTACAGCTACTACGGCTGCGTGAACAAGGACGGGTGCAAGCTGCGCGTGAACGCTGACAACGTGGAGGACGCGGTTCTCGAAGAGCTGTCGAAGCTGCTTCACGACGAGCAGACCATCGACGATATGGTCGCGAGCGTCGTCGAATACGCAAGGGAGCAGCAGAGCATGACGGATATGTACCGTGAGGAGCTGTCAGACTGTCTCTCGCGTAAGAACAACTTGATTAAGTCCTTGGAGGAGGGCATACCAGCATCGGCTGTCAGGGACGCTCTGACGGCTTTGGAAGATCGTATCGAGGAGCTTGAAGGTCTCGTTGCCTTCGAGGACTTCAAAGTGGAGAAGCTGAGGGACGAGGATTCTATCCGCTCGTTCGTGAGAGAAATCGTGGACAGAGCCGAGAAAGACCCCGCCAAGGAGAACCTTCTCATTTCCACCTTCGTAAAGGCGGTATACGCGAACAAGGAGACCATCATTGTCGTGTTCAAGGTCAGCGGGGATGACGGCGATAGGTATGACTTCGAGGAAATCAAGGCTATAGAAAACGCGAACCCTGCCGAACTTCCCAGTTCAGACAGGGTTCGCAAACTCAATTTCTGGTCGGGTTGA